TTTAACAGCCATGACTAGGTAACGACCTGACCAGTAAGGATTTTCTTTTAACAGTTCATTCTCACCTGACGGTTTCATAAGTGGCATTTCAAAATAGATAATAGACCCTGCGGTAATTAAACTATTACCATATACTTGTAAATCTACATTTACGTTTCTCATTTGCAATCTTTGTGATAGTTTGTTTTGTATCGTCTGGTCTACAGGTACACGTTCATAGTCATTGTGTATATTAGTTGTATTGGTAGTGGTCATTAATTTAGCATTAGACTTCTCTGACAGATAATACTGGTTGCCATCAAACTTAGAAAGTGGTAAGGTGCCTTTAAGGTCTGCTTTGTTGCCATTCTCATGCTCTGTATGAAAGTATTTACCAAAACTCTCATGGTAATCAAAATCAAACTCTTGTATAGTCTTATGAAAACTATCGTGTGCAATCAATTTACTTGCAATCATACCTTCATTTAAATTAAACAAGGTGTTGGCGGGTCGTTGAAAATGGTATTGAATCACTGCAGATAACCCTTTCTCTGTATCACTTTCTTGTGTACTTGCAAGTTGATACCTATATTTAAAAGAGGCAGGTCGAGCAATCGCACCACCTAAAGCTAACATTGATTCAACACTTCTAAAGTGAAATCCGGTTGGCGTTTCGTAAAACAGATAACCCGCATTGTTATACAAACCTGATATGGCCGACTGACTCATTAGATTAATAGCATTCAGTGGTTTTAAATTAGGAATAACGAGTTTGGTGTTTGTTTTAGTTGGTTCATATAGAAATGGTTTCTTACTATTCATACCATCATTATCTCTCAAAATCTTCTCTACGCCCTCCTCAATTGGTCCTGCGTACGCTTGACTTATTCTATTAAAAGAGTTATATACCATCTCTTTTGAACAAAAATAAAGATTATAAAATTGTGCTTTAGGATTAGTAGAGTCTATTATCATACCCTCTATTTTGTAAATATGAAATGGGTGACCTTCATCTCGTAATGCTCTGACACCTTTCATACCTGGCGTACTAAATGCCAGTTCTAATTTTTCTAAACCTGTGATAGGCAATACAGATCGGATATCTTGTGCGTCTTTTATGATTATATTACCTGACATAAAACCAGTGAATATATCTTCCGTCAATTCTACACTTATAACAATTGGTTTTATATTGTACTCATACAATATTCCTTCTGCATCATTTTTTCTATATGATATGATGTTAACCGTTTCTAGGTTGTAATCACCGGGTTGGTGTATTACATTAGGATTATCAATTTGATTTGTCATTATTTAAACACGTATCAGTTTATTATATTCTTTGTCAAAAGCAGATAAGTAATCAGGATTTAATAGTTTAATTTGTCTTAACTGATCTTGTAGTCTTCTTTCGTATTCGTAATTTGTTACCGCTTCAGCGCCAGTTGCATCACTGTTCACTTCAATTTTGTGTGAGTAATCTTCAGGACCATTTGATGTAGTTCTACCACTCGATTGTGTTACTTCGTAATGATGTATAGCACCAGGTTCAGCATATTTGTTTGTTACATATACTTCAAAGTCGTAATCACTTAACGGCCAACCATAATATCGGTCTGTTATATTGTTTAATAATAGAATAACATAATGATATTTAGAATCGCCATATAATTTGTAGGCTATGGTTTCAGGAGATTCACCACTTTGAACATCATATGAATCAAACATAATAAGACTATCTTTAATAGAGCTTTTAATTTTTACTCGTCTAAGAAGATCAGTAACTATTTTAGTGTTACCATCACCTAGTATGTCATACATAATTTTTGGAAACTTAGCAAAATACATTAATATCCTTCAGTAATTTCTTTTTTAGTTATGAATTGTGTTTCTTGGAACTCTAGTGTTACCTTTGTGTGAACTGGTGGAGCACCTTTTTGATTGTTTCTAAATGTGCTAAATTGTTCAGTAGGTCCATATTCAACATTCATATCTCTTAACACACAAGTGCTAATTTTGTTTAAGTATTCATTCTCTTGTCCGAAATAAGCGTAATGTATTTCAAATTCAGATGGTACGTTAAAATGAATATTACCAGATACACTTGGGTGCATATGATACTTGAATAAAAATATAATTTTGTTTACATCTTCCATTTCTTGTTCACTCTTAGGATAAAAATCAAATGTATAACTAAAACTTCTAAACTCTGGTTTCTTAAAAAACATTTCTTCATGTGGATTAACAGCAATACCTAAAGACTTATCTATAAGTTGAGCCGGTCTACCTGCTCCTAATGCCGAAAATACTTCATCTATTATTTTTTTACCAGTTTGTATTGCAACACCCCCAGCACCTGTAGCTAAGGCTTCTTTTAAACCACCTGCGCCAAAACCTTTCGCTATAGCGCCTATTGCTCCTGTTGATTCAACATCATAACTCATAGTATATTTAACTTGTATTCCAGGAGGCATGTACAATCCTATAGCTGCTGTTGCTGTTTTTGCTTTAACTATTTTTGATAATACTGAATTGTTGTTTTTAACAGGCGTGAATGATTTTCCATTTAAACCTTTAATGTTTTTAACTGCATTGCCTGTTAAGGCTACCTCATCCATAATATTAGCAGCAGAAACTCTACCACCAAATTTTAAATCAGCCTCTACATCTTCATAAGAGTTTGACATAGCATAAAATATTATACAATGTCCTAAACCTGTAGATTCTAAATCTCTAGGATAGGATACATGACTGAATTCTAAAGGATTAGCTGTTGCTTTAGCCATAGGGGAATCAGGTACTTCAAATGGTGATTTCTTTAGTAATTGAGCGGCTACTTTTGCCTGACTACCAGACACCGATTTCATAAGACCTGGTACTCCACCTCTTATTCCTTTTGCAAGACCTGTTGCCATGCCTTTTAAATGATTTGCTACGTTTGTTAATGCCATGTGATAAATAACCTTTGTATAGTAATATTTATAATGAAAAAAAGACAATCGTATAAAGGTATTTACAGACCAACCAATCCAAGCAAATATGCTGGCGATCCTAAAAGAATCGTCTATAGATCCGGATGGGAAAAGAAATTTATGTTATATTGTGATAGGAATGATGATATAATCCATTGGGCAAGTGAAGAATTGGCGATACCTTACATTAATCCTATTGATAGAAAGAGGCACCGTTACTATCCTGACTTTATCATAAAAACAAAAAATGGCAAGCGTTTTATGATAGAGATAAAACCAGCCGCCCAAACTAAAAAACCTAAACCTAGAACAAAGAAGTCAAGAGCATTTATGAGAGAGAGTTTAGAGTATATCAAAAATGTAGCCAAATGGCAAGCCGCTGATGTGTACTGTAATGATAATGATTTGGAGTTTAAAATCTTTACTGAAAAAGAATTAGGTATCTATTAAAAATTTGAAGCGTTTGCTTGTCTATCGAAATAACTATCACCTGAACTTGTATTAATAGGAGTAAACATACTTGTATTATTTACTTTTGTTTCACTAGATGTAGGTTGATTATTAACTACTGTTGTTGTAGTATTACTTGATGATGTGCCTTCACCTTTTAAATCTTTTTTAATAGTATCTGGTTTCTTAAATTTATCTTGTTTAGATCCTGTAATACCTTCTATATCACCAGTTGCGCCTTGCATAATTTTTGTGTCAGGTTTTTCAGTTGTCACCATATCTTTTTTAACTATAACATAGTTACCTGATTTATTATCTTTTGCAACTTTAACTTGGTCTCCTATTATTTTAGCGATCCTCTTTGCCTTCTGTGGTTTGCTAGTTTCAAAATTTTCACCGTTATATTGGAATACGCCGTCTTGAAAATTATATTTACCGCCAATAGTTTCTTTACCTGATTTATTATCTTGAGCCACTTTTTCTGCGACACCGGCGTCACCTGTATTAGCTGGCATTAAAGGTTTTTCTATTATAACTTTAGCTTTAGGTGAACTTGTATCTCCATAATCTCCATAATCCATTTCACCCTCCAAGCCTTGATATTTGCCTGTACCATCTTTTTTATCTTTCTTTTCTTTTTTCTCCTGTGATTTATCATCTAAACCTAACAGTTTACCTATGGTACTATTTTTAAACCAATCTACTAGTGCGTTTAAACCTTTTTTAAGCAAATATAGTCCGGCTACTACCGTAGTTACTATGCCTGCGAATGCTAACATAGGTATTATTATTGGTAATAATGGTGTTATGATACCTAGTAACAAGGCCATTCCTGCTAGAAAAATTCTTTTAACAAACTTTAGCAATCCTAGAGAGGCCATTTTTATTGATTTACCAAATGATTTAAGCCCGCCACCTATACTTGTCATTGTTTTACTAAAACTTTTTTTAACTGAATTAAATGATTCAGATAATCCACCTATAAACTTAGCAGTAGATTTAATTCCTGATACTAATAAACCAAATGTTTTTTGAAATTGTCTAGCTATATCAATGATTGGCGCAAAAGCAGCTACTAAAAAACTAGGAGCGTTATCTTCTAAAGATCGTTCAAATCTATCTAAAAGATTGACAGCTAAACCACCTTTACCTGAATATAACTTTTTTAATTCCTCTGTGTTTTTGATTTCGTCTTGGTTGTTTTGAAAGTTTTTTAGTAAGTTTGCCTTTTTTGATTTAGATAATGTATCTTCACCTGATTGAAATCTTCTTATTTGATCTAAATAGTCTTTTTCTTTATCTTTTAAGTCTTTTTCTTTTGCTAAAAGTTTCTTTCTTTTTTCAAATAATTGTTGATCTGTTAAAATTGTAGCTCTAACTTCTAAATTGTTATTTTTTTTATTAACAAACAATTCTTTTTCAGCAAATATATTCTTTTCTCTTAATCCTTGTATTTTCTCATCTGTATCTGCAAATTGGTCTGTTAAACTTTTAAATACTTTTTCTGTATCTCTAAATCCCTCACCTAAATCGCCTATACTCACATCAAAGTTCTTTAAAAAAGTCTTTAAGTTACCATAAGCCGTTTGTATTTTCTGATTACTACCTGTCAGTAATGCTTTTTGAAAAGATTCAGCTGTTTTTGACAAAGATTTAGTAACATCAGGCACAACAGATTTTAAAATACCAGCAAATTTATTTGCAAGTTCTTCAGTTTGTTGTTCCGCTAAATCTTGTACTGTAGCTACTATTGCCATTATTTTTTACCTTTACTTGAACCTGAACCTGTGTATAGACCGAACCATGCGGCACCAGCACCAACTACGATTGATACTAAGCCTGATTGTTCCATAGTAGGTGTTGGCATGTTCATATACCAAACTATTACTTGATATAGTAACACCATATATACTGATATGAATATTCTAGGGAATATTCTCCAAGCGTCTACCGCTCTAGCCAGATGAATTAATTTAGCATATGGATTCGGTCCTAAGTCTTTTACAGAAGTATCAACCTCTAATTCTACAGTAACCTTTTTAGTCACCGTATTTTCTTTAGATACCGGTTTTACTGTGTTTTCTGTGTTTTCTTTTACTATTACTGGTTCCATTACTTTTGTGTCTCTCTCTGTCTTTTTTCGTTTTCTTCTTTAATATAACTTGTAAGTAAATTAACATAAATGTCACGTTCCCACGGCATTAATGATTCAATCTCTCTCAAGCTATATTTATGATGTTGCATCAGAGCAAAATTAGTTTCGAAGTAGGCCTCTAGGCTGTTATGGGAGAGGCTGATCCGAAAAAATCTTGTACACCTGATAGTGTCACTTTACTCTTAACTTTCGTTTTAGGATTTTCTATTTCCAATTCGTGTGTTAATTTTGGTATTGTTTCGAAAAATTGTTTAAGTTTTTCAAAGTTTGATTGTGATAGATTTTCTAAAAACTCTTTTAACTCTTCCGCACTACTGTCTGTGGAATGATAGACTTTTTCACCCTCAAAAATGTGGTCAATACAACCAACAAGAACAGAAAACAACGTTTCTGTATTTGCTTTAACATCTTCGCCAGCCTTTAATGAAATACTATCTATTGTAGGATATTTAAATATAATACCTAAGTTTTTTTGTTCGTCAATCATTATTTTATTAGTATGACTATCATCTACTTGAACCTCAACTTTACTTAAATCAATTGAGATGTCAGCATATGTTTCGTTGTCATCTGGACATAAAATCTTTATCTTTGCTATTTCACCTACTGACTTAGCTCTTATTTGTAAAAACAAATATTCTAAATCAAAAATAGGCAGTTTACTTGCGTCAACTTTCTTAAATGTACAAGCGTCAACTATATCTTTAATTGCTTGCACCAATTCTTTTTGGCCACCTGTTTCAGCAGCTATTAAAAGTATCTTTTCCTCTTTTACTAAAAATGGTCGATACTTAACTTTTATATCTTGCGATGGTAAAGTCAACTCATATGTAGGTACCTCTACTTTAGGTAATGTCATTATATCTCCTTATTACTATTACTATATTAATTATAAAAATGGTGGAAAAACTTTTCCGCCAAATACTCGACCAATAGGCAAATTTCTTTTCGCTGTATTGACCACTTGTGCACCTGCTCTTTTCAATTCAGGTGGTAATCTATTTAGTATGCCTCCAAATATCCCTCCAAAACCAGGTGATGGTTTGATTTTAGGCAAAGTACCAAATGATTTGCCAACTGTAAAATTGTTTACTTGGTCAATACCTAAGTTTCTCCAATTTCTGTAATTCAGTGTAATTGGTAATTTTACTATGTCATTCACAGAACCATAACTATAATCGTAACTACCAATTGTTTGTGGATAACATTCATATAATCTAACCATATATGTAACTCTATCTCTATCATTCTCGGCTTCAAATGAACCTAATTGCATAATATCAACTGAGCCTGTATATTCTTCATAATAATTCATATTGTGTGAGTTTATATCAAAAATCATTTTCTGCCAAGTTTCAAAAAACATTCTTTGTCTTAAAAACTTGTCGCCATAAACCGATAATTGTACTTCTCCTGGAAAATTGTAACCCGTTGGCATTTTTCTTTTTGGTCCATAAGTGATACTATCTGCTGTTGTAACACTTCTTGCCGGCATTTCAATACTTTCACACATCATACCAACAGTTCTTGCCAATTCTTGGCCGCCTATGTCATTTATACCTTGTTTCGCTACGGCTCTTGCTTCTATTTCTTCGTTATCTAATCCTTCACTGTTGTTACCTAAAACTATGTTATTTGGCATATTAAATCTAACGAGATAACGAGTAGGTCTAGCCATACCCTCACCTTGACCAATATTGGCCATAAATCGGCCTATTGTGCTTTCACTAGCACCAATACTTTTACCTGGAAGTTCAGAAGCTCTTTTTAAAATACCACCTGTTGTCAAAGTGTTATCTCTAGGAAGACCAATTCTTATATCTTGGCCAAATATTCTTGTCCCGCCTCTTAAAATTGCCATTACTTACCTTTACATTGACATTGTTTTATGCCAAATAATTTTGCTATAATTCTTTTAATTGTTTTCATTAAATCATTCCTCTACTATCAGCATAAACTTTACTTGTTCCAGCTTTCTTAAATTGCTGTACCGGAAGATAAACGGCCAACGCCGCTTCATCAAAGTCTATTCTTAAAAATTGTGATCTTACGTGATTATACAAATATTTTTTAATTGTTGGTTTAACTAAATTAATATTTTTTACACCATCATAACTAGCATCAATCTTTGTTTTTTCATTTAATCCACCATCAGCAAACTTTTGCATACGTTCTAATAATCTAAATCTCAACATTGGTGGTAAATAATGAAAGTTCATTCCCATAAAACCACCTTTAATTGGTTCTAAAGGTAAGACTAAAGGAAACGTATCATAGTAAGGTAATGTCTTTTTAAACTTTGGATCATAAAAAAACATATTTAATCGGCCAACACTAGGTCTACCAATTAACTTACCTTGATTCATTAACTTTCTAGCAGTAATTCTATCAGCAAGTGAAGATACATTATTTCTGTACCAATTTGCTGATTTCTTTATACCACCTTGTTTATCTACTAATGGGTCTAGGATTGAAGCCATATCTATATTTATACGCTGGAAATAAAAAAAGAGGCCGTTATTTCTAACGGCCCCTTAAAGCATTCAGTTAAGAGAGAGATTACTCTTCCTCAGCCAATTTACTAAAGTAAGACAACGTATCGTCATCATCACTTGACTCAGGTTTAGAGTTAACCGGAGCGCTTTTCACCGAACCGTTGGTCTGAGGCGGGAGGCTTACATTCTCAACGGTACTGGCGTTTCTATCACCCGTAATTACCCTATTCAGTTTCTCTTTGAGTTCATCATAGGTTTTAAAATTACTAGGGTCAACGAAAGCTTTTAGAGCGTGTTGTTTTGACCAGATTTCTTTAATCTTATCATCACTTTCAGCAATTGCTGATACACTCTCAAATTCAGACTTATCATAGTTCCAATAGCCATCAACTTTTCTGATTTTTAGTTTAAAGTTTGCACCTTTCCAAAAATCAAATGGATTGATTGGACTTTCATCTTCAAATGCTGGTTGCATCGCTTCAGTAATCTTATCAAATATCTTTTTACCGAATTTGTATAATTTTACTTGACCTTCATTTTCTGGATGTTTTGGATCACTTACTACTAGGATATTAGCATGATATGATAATTTTCTTTTTCTCTTACGAGCAATTTCTTTATCACTATCTAAACCAGTATTCCATAGTCTTGTATTTTCTTCACTAACAGGATCTTTTTGACCAAGTGTTGTTAGAGAGTTTTCAATAAACCAACCCCCTTTGTCTTGGAAAGCATGTGACCATACTCTTTGCCAAGGTAAGTCTTCACCCTCAACTGATGGTAAGAATCTAATAACAGCATAGCCGTTACCAGTTTTATCCATCTCTGGTTTCCAAAATCTATCGTCCTGATATTTGTTTTTATTTGATTGATCTTCTGGAGCAAGGTTTTGCTCTAGTGCTTTTGTTAGTTTGTCAAAGTTACTTGACGAGCTTTTTAACGTTTCGAAATCCATATTATATCTCCTTTGTATGTTTCGTATTGTTGTATTTGTGTTACCTGTTTAATCGGTATCATTTTTATTTATAAGACTTTTTTTGTCTTTCTTGTTGTTTCACCCACTTTTTTAATTGATTGGGATCATGTTTAGGAAGACTCTTATTCATCCTATAATTCTTGTACTTTTCACACCAATTTACTATGGTGTCTAAAGTTCTATAAATTATATTGTCAAACATATGTCTATATTATATCACACTTTACTAAATTTGTCAAGTGTCCTTTCAAACGACATATACTCTAAATTCTTTAAACCAGCCCATTCGTTTATAGGGGAGCTTACTGGTGTTTTACCACTATTTCCATCTGGATTGACTTTAATAAACTTAACTTTAGGATATTCCGTCATTAAAGTTTTCCATTGATTAATCCAATTAACAGATGGTATTGGTGAAGCCTCTGGTACTCCATAATACTTTGTACCCTTGTACATATTATTAATTTTATGAGTGTCGCTGACTAAATCGTGTCCAATTAAATATAACTCTTGCAAATTCTTTTCTCTTATTAACGCCACTCTTCCACTAGAAGCACCACAAGCCCAACCACTATCTCGTTGACCTTCAACTAAATCATCTAAAGAGTTTGCCTTATCCTCTGGACTAGTCCAACTTACATAGGTACTTGTGTGATTAATATTCTTTTCAACAACTTCTTTTTTATTAGATTTTGATTTTAATATTTGTACTTTGCCAGCAAGATTGGAACCATGAAATACAAACTCTTGTTTATCATCTCGTTTGTTTTCTAATTTGTTTGATTGGTACTTGTCAATTAATTCTTTATCTTCATTCTTCATATTACCATAGACTAATGTATCGTATGTTGGTGCTGGTATTCTAGTCCAATTTCTTAACCAAGTTTCATTCTTATCACAATAACCACTTTGATATATCTCGTGCATGATTCCATGGTCAACTGCTGTCAATACATCAGGTGTAAAATCTCTATACAAAGCATTACAACCATAAGTTCTCCCATGAGGTTTTAGTATTCTTAAATCAAATGACTTTCTACTTTCACCATTACCTATACAAAATACTTTACTCATTTACAAAGACTTCTTTCATAATCATTTTACATTCTGTTTCATTAAATCTCATAAATGGTTTTAATCTGGTAAGCGTAGATGAGATTTTAGGCCATACAACTTTCTCGGTAATTTCTTTAGTCCAATTCTTACTAAACGATAAGAAGTGGTCAAACACGATAGCGGTTTGTAAGGATAATTTCTTTTGTATAAGTAATCGTAAAAATCTAGGATGTTGTCCGCTATGGCATAGAAAACCATCATCAAAAGAAATACCACGAGCATGAAAGTCATTAACAATAGATGTACAATCACTTCTAAAGTGGTAGATAAAGGATTCTTTACGTTTCTTATAATCCAGGAACACATCTTTACCATCTCTTTGTAAAAGGTTACCAATCCATCCCTTACTATCTGAAGCAAAGTTTGCAACAAAGAAATCAAGTATATCATTTTGTCCATATTGTTTGCTTAACTTGTAAAAGAAATAACGATCATTTCTTTTTGTAAATGTTTCAAGTTTAACGTTAACCTTTCCTTCATATTTAACATAATCATAAGTTTTTGTTGTGAAGTGTAATTTAACTCCCAAATATACTTTAAATACATCAAAACCATCATACATACTAAATTGGCAATTGGCCACATTTAGGATATTTTAACATTCTCTTGTTTGTAGCTTCTAACTTAATCTTTTCTTTTAATGATTTTGATATTAATGGTTTTGCTAATGATGGATCAATATCATTTTCTTCACAATATAAGATTACAGCATCCATGTAAGTGATTCTCTTTTCTTTTACTATACTTTCGATCTTTAAACTAAATTCTTTACTATTCATTAAAGTCCGATCTAACTATGTGTTTTCTTAAAGCTCTTAATAGTCTTTCCATATTATCAATAATATCAATTAGACCTTTATCTGTGATGTAATGTTGTTTTGATTTTAATTTATCGTATTCTTTTAATGAAATCTGTACCATTGGTGTTGGTGGACTTGCTTCATTTTCGTAACTTGCGTCTTCCGATCTATCGTCTGTCATTATATTCTCCTATTATATAAATGTAGGTTACTAACTCTCGTTTTCACCTACATAGTTGCAACTCTATTAATGTATCATACTTATTTGTTTTTGTCAACCTTTATTTGGTATTTCAGTAACTAAATCAAATGTATGAAATAAAATACATCTTTCAAGGTTACTTGGTATATCTAATACAGCAACATTTTCAGTTAAGTCTTCGTTTACCATATACGTTAACATATAAACTGGTTCACCGTCTTTATTCATACCTGATCTACCTAACGCTAAATGAAAAGGTTTAAACCCATTGTAGTCCAAATACTTTTGAACATTATCTGGAGTTCCACACAACGCTGGTAAGTTTATCATATAAAGTTCTTTATTATTAGCATTTGCTGATAACACAAATAAACTAAAAAAAAGTCCTATTATTGTTTTTTTCATTTGCCCTCTTACGATAAAATATGGGCCACTTTTTTGATTAACTTGCTTGAATCTTATCTTTGTTTAGTTCTTCATAATATTTATAAAAACCATCAATTGCCTTCATCAAATCCTGTTCGTAATCTTTTCTCTCTTTAATAAAACATTGTGAAGTACCATCTTCACTGGCCAATATAATAACTAACTGTTCAATTGGTTTACCAAATGTTTCTTCGTACATACAGGCATAGGCCGTTGTTTGTAAGAAATAGTTTTCAATCCAACTTTCTTCTCGTTCTTTATTAGCTGTTTTAAAATCAATCACAGATAACTTACCGTTGTATTCAGCGACACAATCTACTTGACCAGCAATTGTAAGTTTTTTACTATACATAATTGCTTCTAGTAAATGTATATTATCTATTTGATCTACGTAAGGTTTTAGTAATTTAAACAAGCCGAGTGGTAATACAGCTCTAATACTTGGTGTTTCGTTTTTGATATATTGTTCAACTAAAGTATGGGTTGCTTTACCTCTACGAGCCGCTCTACCCATTTCCCATTGAGCAACCTTTTCGCCAATTGCATCTCTCCACTTTTGTAGGCCTTCTTTTTTAAGAATACCTAATACTGTTGTAACAGATGGATATGCTTTACCATTAATATCATAAAATCTAAAACCGTCAACTGATTTGCCTTTGGTTTTAGGTAGAACAGTTTTATCTAGTTCTATAAACTTAAACTCTTTTTTCATATTATATTCACTTTCATTTATTGTATTCGTATATTATATCATAATTTAATCAAAAAGTCAAGTCTAGGTAGACCGGTATAGTTGTAAATGGTCTTCTATCTTTTCAGGTGAGTTTCTTAACTCTTCCCGTTTCTCTTTTCAGTTAGGATCGTAATTTTCATATTTGGTTTTACCAGCGTCATCACGGTAAGCACGTAAAATCTGTTTACGATTTTCACCATCATTTCTATATGAACAATGGATCCACCCACTGTTTGGTTCTCCAATATTGTGGTATTCCAAAATCAGTTGGTCAAAATCCAAGGTCTCTGCTATGTATTTACATAGTTCAGCATTAGATAATCCATAAACCTCGAAATCGGCCGCCTGCCCTTTAGAGTGTTGTGAATTTACACTTGATCCAATTGCTACACACAACTCTGGACTTCGATAACCACTTGATACTGATACGACTTTACCATAATGGTCTCTTACTTTTTGTAATACATTTTCACATAACTCTTTTAAGTTATTCATGTGGTCTTCGCTAGGGTTATTACTGATACCTTTACGTTCAGCTGTTTGGCTCTTCGTTAGCTCGTTTAGACTAAAATTATTGCTTAATTTCATTTAATTTATCCTTTGCTTTTAATTTTTGTTTTTTCAAGGAATGAATATCGTCCCAAGTCTTATATGTCCTGTCATTATTTCTGATTTCTTCAGCGATAGTAACTTTCTTTTTTAACTCTTTATGATATCCTTTATAGTTCATTTTTATCCTCTTGTTAGTTTTAATATTTTTTCTACTTGTGACTTAATGATTGGTCCTCTGTTAGGCCAATGTATGTAAGGTTCATCACTCTTAGATAGATTATATAAAAACGGTAATATAATTTTCTCTATTTCTTTAAATCTTTGTTCGGTTTCTCCATCTAAAATTTCTTTTGTAATTGTTTCCTTTTCAGATACAATTTGCATAATCTCATTCATCATAGATTTGATAGATGAAACATCATCTTTTACTTTAGATATTTCTAAATTTGAATTTTCAATGACACTAGGGTCTATTGTAGGTGTTGTACTTTCAGCGGGTTTAGTGACAGGTGTTATTCCCCAATCTTCATCAAGGTCAAACCCCCTCATATAATCTGGTATATCGTCAGCCATTATTTTTTACCTCTACTTCTACTTGCTATTCTTTGTTTGTTTTTTGCTAATGCTTGTTGAGTTTTAATTTGTTTGACACCTTTTTTGCCATATGTATCAGCGAGAGTGCTTTGTGGATGTGCTTCGGCTATTCTACTCAAATTTTCTTTCCAGCCGTTGTCATGTTTTATACCACCTACTCCGCTTACAATATTTAGTCCTTTGGGTACCTGTGTAATGTGTTTATTATTATCCAGGTACGATTCCATTTCAGCAATAGTCATCATATCATCAAACTCTTTACCAGTTTTCTTATTTTTAAATGAATATATTGGCATTAACTTTGTATAGGTTTTAATGGGTCAAGGTCAAAGTATTTTTTAATTACTTCTAATTGATCATTATACTCTGCTATTATTTTTAGTTCTTTTTCTATTGATTCTAATACGTCTGGGTGTTCACCAATACCTGAAGCATTTTTCAGATATATTTCAACATTCATTTTGTGTTTTGCAATATGACCTTTTGCGTGGTCTTTGATTGCCTCTATTGTATTTTTTCTATTATATTCAGCCATTATTATTCTCCTTTAATCCTTTTCTTAATATTTCTTCTTCTTCTGGTGTATAGGGTCTTATCATGTTTTTACTTCTCACTTTCTTTATGATACTATTTCTTAAATCATCACTAAATGATTCTAAGTATCTATTATTCATCTGACATAGGACACCATGGTAATGGTTCCAACTCGTCTTGTAATCTTTCTGATTCAGTTTTTTTTCTTTCTTTAGTTTGTCTATCTACTTTGTTTTGTTTTGATTGTTTATAACTAATATCTAAAAGTTCTTGTTCTTTGATTGTTTCTTCTAAGAAGTCTTTGTCCATATATTCGTTATACTAACTCCTCAACTACTCCAATAAGTTCTGCTACTGCTAAAAATATAGCCAACATTATTACAGAACCAGTATATATCGCAACAACACAACCTACTAATCTAACTACACTTTTAACAAGACTAACATAAAAATGTCCTTTGCCAGGATCTTTATTTGTTACTTTCATTATACTATTCCACTCCATCCATCATCAGGTTCTTTTTTTCTTGTAAAACTACCTTTACCTTTTTTAGCTTTAACTACTCTAGGTTTGTACTTCGGTGTTCTTACTTCTTTAGCTATTGGATTTGGTTTTTTAGTACCAAATATATCTTCCCAATTCTTTCTATAAGTTTCATTTGTAACTCTACTCTTACCGTCCCACTTAAATGCCATTAGCAACTCCCTCAGTCCACCATTTAGGTGGTTTAGCTGGTGATTTCCAACTAGCAAAACTTTGTTTCTTTTCTATATAGTATTTCCTATAAGAACCAATTACATCTCCTGGTATCTTACATTCATCAGGCATTGCCGGTGTAGGATCAGTACCAATTACATTTACAGGTATATTTTTAGGTGGATATTTTAATATGTCTTTTAGTTTTTGAATTGTCATGTGGTCTTTTGTATGATTATATCTTAATTTAAATTCATCATTTAAAGACATCATATGAGTATATAACCAATTGTAATGAAAGATATTTTTCATAACCCATAATGTACTAGGGTGTTTAACATGGCCTGCTAGATATAAAACATTATCTAAATTGTTATTAGGGTGTGTCCATCTTTTAATTTTACGACCTGTTTTAGTTTTACCATAATACTCTGTACCATCTAATAGTCTATGAGCTGTAGATAACATCTGTGCTGATTCAACAATCATTTTTACCACATGTTTATCTATCAACATCTTAGCTGCCACGATAGGATTTTTATGTACGTAAAATATATTCATTAGTGTATCAACTTTCTCATTACATAGTCCATCATACCATATTCCTTGGCTAAGTCAATCATTTTTTTATACCACAATGCTTTGAAGTCATCACTTTCAGCATTCTTACATGCCTGTGCTAACTTTTGTAAGTTTTGTACCTCTATTGGTATATGTATTTTTGTTTCCATAGTATATAATATATCACATTACGAGGCGATTGTCAAGCCTCTATTTTCCCAAATTTGTGCCATTTGTTATTATGGTTCTCATTATTGAAAACTTAGGATTGTTCCAATCGATCTTTTTCTCACAATGAGTATCGGTTACACAGGTGGTTTTCATACAACCTGATAGAATCACAGCAATGAATAGTATAATACTAACCTTTATCTTTCCAATCATATATTTGGTCTATTTTAACTTTAATCTCGTCAGGAGACATGTCCTTGAAGTCTTCCATGGTCGCCACCATCTTTTTATAATCTCTTTGTTTCTTACCTAACTTATCCAATCGTTTCTTTTGTTTATTTAACTTGTCTTGTAAATCAATTTCTTTTTGTAGTTTAACAGATTGTTTTCTCATTCTCCACTGCCTTAATGATATGTTAGCAGCGATCAATAACAATACTGCCAATGGATCAAATACAAATATGAGTATCAATATTACTATACGAACTGACTTGTCAAAGTTATCTTCAGCATTCTCACCATAGATTAACTCTGCCACATATTTGATAGGTCCTACTTCGGCCTCTATTTTGTTTTGTTCTAAACTTAATGTACCCTTTTCTTCGGATAGTCTACCAATTTCATTACTAGCTTCTTTGATTGCCGTATTTAATTCTAATCTTTCTGGCTCTTGTTTCCTACGTTCTTTTAGACCTCTAGTTACAAATTCTTTATCTATGTAAACTTCTAATGCCTTGTCTAATAGTGTTAATGTCTTTTGTGATCTATCAATAATAAGTTGTTGTGATTTAATTTGGTTATCTAATAATTCTATTTTTATATTATTACTTGATGTAGGTTTAACTTGATCTAGGTGTGCCTTTGATAAGAAACCAAATATACCCATAGATGTAATAAAGACTAGTATGATAATGGCACCAAACAGATACCCTTTTAATAACCTTGGTACATCACTGTTCCAATTATGATACAACCAACTGGCCGCTACTAACTTACCAACTTCTAGTGCTGAACCCATAGCGATAATAGGTATCACGGCACCAGCAAATAGTGTTGCTAGACCAATGATTGAATACCCAGCCGCTATAATTGATATAGATATGGCGGATAAAAATGTTAATATTGTTAGAAACATAGTTATATTTAGTTGATTGTCTTATCTGAAGCGTAGGTATCTTCTAGTTTTCTAATCTTCTTAATTATTCTGATTACTCTTTTGTCATAATCAGGTGTAGTAGAAAAGTTATCTAATTTTTTAATTAGTTTAATAGGGTCTCTAGTTTTTTCTCTCAACGCTCTAAACTCTTTGTATGCTTGGTGTTCATTTAATAATCTTACATACTCAACAACACTAGCACACTTACTTGGAAAAACTCTTACACCCCAACCTGGCCACTCTGTGATACCTTGTGGTAATAGATGAGCACTTTCTTTACTAAACACTCTTATACCAAATAAGTTTTTTGCCTCTTTGGCAAATCTACTTGAACCCCAACCAGACTCTAATGCCGCTTGACCTATAATCATTTCAAATGGCACTCTCTTACTATGTGGTAAAGTAAAGTTTATATAGTCAATACATTTATGCATTGCTCTCACAAACTGAATATCATTTGTATATTCCATACTAGGTTCAGTTAGTTCCATCTTCTTTACTTTAATAAGATAATCGTTTTCTGCGATTTTAAATATCTTTTTCTCAGCAAATTCATTAGGGTTAAATGTACCATAACCATACGCCACCAATATGATAGCGGCACATAGAAAAGTTATTTTGGTCCAATACCAAGATTTATCTATTAGATTATCCCAATTAACCTTTTTCATTATTTTACTCTTGCTATGTATTCGTATGCTTGAATAGGACTCTCATCAATATCTTCATAAGTATATTTTAATTTCTTTTGAAAAAAATCTAATTTGTCCATATACTGAGCCACATTATCGAATATTACTTGTGCTTGTTTTTCTGTATAGTTATTGTGTATATCTTTTACCCAATTACCCTCATAATAAACTTTTTGTGTACCAGCTAAATTACTTGGTTTTGCCAGTTCTCTAATTTGTATGTACGCTTCACCTATTCTAGTCTTCAAATAGGGGTCTAGTTCTTTTACTTGTCTTCTTGTCATCATATCTCTCCATAATTATATATCAAGGCCAATTCTATTTAACTTTGGTCTAAAACTATAGAAAACCTTATTATGATTTCCTGTATCACCTATATTAGCCATTTGATATAGATGGACCATTTCATGTCCTAACGTTTCCACAAAATCTCTCTTATCTCTGTATTCTGGTAACATTTCTAACCAGTATTGTTTTGTACCTTTTCTTTTCCACTCCCAACATACCACTTGTCCCCAAGTATGAGTACATGATTTACTATCTCTGTAAATTTTTTTGATTAAAATTTCGTTAAATGGAGATAATAGATCATTAAATACCGATTTATTAATAATAGTAAAATACTTTTTAATATCTTTATAGGTAGTTTTATACCTTTTACGAATAGACAAATCTCTTTTGAGAATTTTCTTAACTTTCATACTATTATTTTTCTTTACCTTTATCATTACATTCTTTATCCTCTATTTGACTACCTTTTAATAATGAACATTTATATTCACTATCTGCTTTTAATCTCATTTCAGCTAATACACCATCAAGTATGGCAGGTAAATAAGCTTGTATAATCTGTATTGACTCTAAAGCAAATTGGTGTCCTAGTTTTGACATTTCGTACTCTAATAACTTTTGAGTATTTACATCAATACCATTAACTTTAGATTGTATAACATGGCCAATTACTGCCTTGTTATAGTCATTAGCCATCGCCGAGTTCATAAAACTCGTTAGACCAAACCATAATGTTGCTAGTATAATCGTTAATGTAATCAAGTATTTCTTCATAGTATATTCTCCTTATATTTATTGGTATAGGATACCATAAAAAGACTATAAAGTCAAGCTCTATTTTTCGTTGGGAGGTAAGGGTTTTGGCATGGCCGGAAGAGCTCCGACCATGTGATTCGTTAGAATTATTTGGTATTTCTCATAAAGTCATCATTCCAATCAAAAGTTTCCTTTACTAATTGTTCAGTTAGACCTTTATAAGTCTTATTTAAAGTCTTGTCTTTTACATGTATTAATACTTCAGCTTCTGTCTTATGTAAGCCTTCTAACATCTGTATAAACAAAGTTTCTTTTTTTGTTCTAGTAATTGTATTGTCGCCACCTTCTATGAAAAGGTATAGTTTTCTTGCCTCGTTTCTTAACAAGCCATGTTCCGTACCAACCGGTGATTCATTAGCAATGTAAGGAGGTGTTCCTTCTGGTAAGACCCATTTTATTTTAGGATCAAATCCTGCTTTTAAGATTTGTCTAATGTAAGGAGTATCATATTTTTTTAATACTTCTTTCTTTTTAGGTTTATCTTTAGCGTTATTAATTTTAGTAAAAATTTCATGTACAGTTTCTCCTTGAGAACCTCTAGTGTTAGCTAAAGATGACATAGCTTTCTTACTAATTAAGTTTGGATGTTGTTGTTGTTTTTCTTGTTCGGCCATTATTTACTCCATATATGTTTCAAAAGTCGGATATAACTTCTATCATTGACTTCATTTTATTTTCAATAAAGTATGGTAACAGGAGCGACCTGCTTGGTACTTTATAGTCTTTATACTTATTTATAATGTTTTCCTGTATCGTTAATGGTATCTGTGATAGATCGATTAACTTCTTATTTCTATTGAAATTCTTTTTAGTTTCTGATCCTAATGGTATATTTTCAATATTGGACCATTCTTCCAATTTCTTTTTCGTAATAGGTTTTTGTCTTTCACCAGTTACAAATATATTATCTGGACTTAGTATATTTGGTACACCATCTGATCTATCGCCTTTAATAATTTGTTCTCTTAAAAATTTTACTGGATCTTCTTGTTCTCCTATAAAACCTTTTAAGAAAGGTGACCATTGATATACATTACCATAATGGTGTAATTGTATGAAGTCCTTATCACCTGAAACAATCAGGTATAAATCTTCTTTTTGTTCTTTTACTAGTGTTGCTATTATATCATCAGCCTCACAGTTCTCAACATACATCATTATGTATGGAAAGTTTTTAGATATTTCGTCTTTAACTTCCGTTATAATCTTAAATATATTATCCCAATCAAATGGACCATCTTGTCTGGCCATTTTTCTACTGTGTTTGTATTGTGGGAAGAAATCTCTACGCCATGGATCAGCAGCGTCTGAACATAGTACCATCTGACCATATTCTCCTTTAAACTTTATATTAAACCCTCTCAAAGAATTTAAGACCATATGTCTAATCATATCTTTATTTGGTTTTACATCACCTTTGCCTCTTACTTGAGCCATTAGGTTTGAAATTAGTATTTGGTTTAAATCGACTAGTATCATTTATAATTCTTTTATTTTTTTTAGTTTTAAAATTGTCTTTTCTGCTTCGTTTAATTCTTCTTCTTTTTTTAAAGGTCTACTGCCTATATGATAAGCAATAGCCATAAAAATTATTGTTAATGTTGTGCCTATTAAAAATAAACCTAAACCGTATCCTATTGTCATAATAGTATAGGGGCCCGAAGGCCCCCATGTAACTAACTAGGCGTCAATAGAAGCTACAGTTGCTTTTGTAGGAGCAACAGTGCTAGCATTGTCGTATTTAAAAGGTGTTCCGTATAGAGCGTTAATACCTGCTGATATAATAGCTCTAGTAGGTGTACCTAATCTATACACATGGTTACCTTTAGATTTTGAACCGTAGATCATAAAACCTTCAGCTCTTAAAGTATCAACCATAGCTCTAGGTGACTTTAGACCGTAATTGGTATTTAAAGCTTTCCATGAGATTGATGAACCTCTTTGTAATAGATTAAGAATTTTAGCCTTTTTAGACAATTTTTTTCTTCCTCTAGTTTCCGTAGTTGTATTTGTTTTTTTAGTTAAACCAAACATGATTTATCTCCTTTTGTTTATTATTAAATGCTATTTTACAACCAGCTGTGGCGATTCTCTTAGGAATTTTGTTAGTCATCTAAATTTTCTCCTTCAAACATACTTGAATCATTTAGATCCTTTAAATCTTCTTTTACATCTTTACTTAATGGTTTAGTCTTTGTTGGCTTATCAATTATACTACTATAATCTATTCTAGCTGACAAAGCACTACCTTGATTTTTATTTACTTGTACCAACTTGTCTGATAGTTTTTGTGCTGGGTGTACCATATCAAAATCTCTATAAACTAAACCTCTAATCATATCAACAACCATGGCCAAGTCTTTTGTAAATGATTGTTTTTCTGTTTTAATGGCAAGGTCATATAATTGTCTTAACAAGTTCATACTAATATCATCAACTGCTGTTTCAACAAACTCTTTTGTTTGTTTCTGTTGTATTCTTTTGATATACTCATTATCTTCTGGTGATTTTGTAATACCAGGTTTCTCTACAATTTTATTTAAAGGAAACAAAATAACGTTGTCTTTTGGTGGCAGTTTATCGTTTGACACTATATGATTTCACCTTTAAAGTTTACTCTACCTTTTACCATAAAGTATTCTATTAATTGATTATAACCACCAATTAATTTATCATCAATTTTAATTTGTGGCATAGTTCTTACTGGTTTACCAATATCTTCCATTAGTTTTGTAGGGTCTGAATCAAAGTCTTTCTCTAATGACTTTTCTTCGTATTCAAGGCCAAGTGATTTTATCATATGCTTCGCCTTGTTACAAAATTGACAATTGTTTTTACTGTATATTACTATCTTCATTTTTTTCTTTCATTAAGTTGTCATAAGCTACATTAGCTTTCATCTTAACGTTATATGAATCTACAGCTTCTTCAATTGTGAAGTTATACATTTTATTGTATTCACCCATTGGTAATCTTAAACCAACCCAAGCTCTGTAGTATTTTTGATTTGTGATTGTTACATCTTTAGCAAAGATTTCATAACCTCTAACTGGTGTATTTTTAATTAAGTTAACAATCGTTGACTCAACCTCTGATACAGTTGTCTTGTTATTATTCTTTCCTAACTCTGTAATGAATTGTTTACTAGACTTATTCATTTCACCTTTGATAATGTCAGCTAACTCTGCTTTCGCTATCATCATACCTTTTTCTATTGCTAAATTAAGGTCTGGAGATACGGCAGTACCAACACCAAAGATACACATTTTATCTTTATCTTTACCAAACGTTGGTGTATCACACGCTTGTTTTTCTGAGAAGTCGGCCATATACCATTTCGGTACTTCGTTTAATACTTTACCTTTCTCACTTTTCATCTTATAAGTTGCTGAACAGTTAGCCATCAATAGGCCTGCTACTACAACTGATACTAGTTTTATCATTTTATTCATAATTAATTAACCTCACTTTTTACATTATATACTAAATCTTGTAATTTGTCAAGTCCCATTGAAATATAGTCTAAAAACTCATTAGGACTAACATCTAGCACAATTACAAGTAGAAGTGATATTATGATTATATTCTTAATCATCTAACCTCCCATTCACCATCTATTTTTAAACAAGTCTTTCCTGGTGTTTTAAAGACATGTTTTGGCCGACTATAATATCGGCAATATTCTGGAGCTGAAACATCTCTGTAATAGAATTGAGCAAATAAATCCCAATAACCTGGGGTATAAATACCCTTTTTACCGTCAGCACACTCCAAAATTTCTTCTTTTGAGATTGTATCTCCCTCTTGTTTGATAACAACCTTTACAAAACAATATTGGCCATCAGTTTTTTCTGGTTGTATTGTTTTTACTTTTGAATATAATATCTTTTCTCCAGCCATAACATGATTTACTACTATAGATGTTAGAACCAATAATGATATAATTAATAATAATTTTCTCATTAACCCTCAATCCATCTTCCGTCTGGTAACTGACATGCTGTACCAAACACTGCTTTTCTATTTGGACTTCCAATTCCAACTAAAGGCCATTGTTGTGTAATATCAACTGTAGCGTCATAATCTTTACATTTTAAAGGACCTTTCATATAAGAGCTACTTGTTTTGATAATACCACTATTACCTGATTTCTGATTATACCAATTTGTATATGATTGTTTTGACGGACCTGTATTTAAATGATCTACAAATACGGCATTGTGTACATCATAGTCTGATTTATACATAATATCAGCACCCTTAAAGGCACCTACTAAAGCACAACCACCAATAACATATGGATCTGTAACACCTAAACTCACACAAGCACTCGTAGCCGTTGCTCCACCCAATGTGGCACCAACGGTTGATCTATTGGCTGAGCAATTGGTTAATAATACACCAATAATTAATATTAAAAATATTCTAGGCATTTAATTTCTTTATTGTATCATTCACTTCAAAAAGTTCATCTTCAAGTTCTTGTATCTTTATAGATGGACCTCTAAACTCGTAGTGTTCTAACTTCTCGTTTATTTCTTTTTTCTGTTCTTCTAATTGTTTTATAGTTATATCTTTATTTGACACTTTTTTTATTCTCCCAAATATTATTAAGAAATACTTGTATCAATCTGGATACTTCCACCTCTTGTTCTTTACCGTGTTTATCTTTAAAGACAACTCTACAGGCATTAGCTTCTCTAATAACTGTTTTGTGTTCATCTACAATAACAGCGTCATCTGTATTCTTTCTAAAGTCGTGTGAGCTATAATTTCTATTTGTCATATGGTTTATTATCAGCAGAAATTATTTTACACGTAGATTGAATATCATCTATTAACTCATTAACTTCAGCATCCCTTTCAGGTGTTTTTGAATTATTGTATTTAAGATTATACAATCTATCGCTAGTCTTTTTAAGACCATCTATCTTTAAACAAAAATCACTAATCTTGTGTAACATTATTTTTCACCTTTATAAAAATTGTTTTGATAAAATTCCAATTGTTAGCATTCTGTTGTTTGCCTTGTTCCCATTGAATTTTTTGATACTCTTTAATATCATTAACTTCGTTTACAATATAGTTCTTAACTTTAACGTCTATTGTTTCGTCACTCTTTACCATAGTCATAGTCATTAAGACGGCAATGGTTATCATCATCATTGTTCTCATATTATTTGTCCTCTTTTTTTACTTTTGATTGGTATGTTTAACATAATCAACAAATACTTTAGATTTATTAACTCTAGTATCTGTTTTTACCTCTAAAAACTGCTCATAGGTTTTTATACCTTTTTTAGATTGAGCAACTCTTTCTTCATATGTGCCTCTTTTTTTAGCGTGACCCATTATTTTACCTCCTTAAAAAAGTCTTTTAATGTTTCTACTACATTTTCATATGTGGTATAAGAACCTCCAACTAAATCATTATCAACATATTCTTCAATATGAATATTACCTGCTGGTTTACATTGACCATCTATTGATAGTTGGCCGTCATTCATCATTGTTATTTCAATTTTTTTTGTCATACTATTTCTCTCCTTTTTTATAACCTAAGCTATTTTTATTTTTATATAATTTCTGCCAAGACCAACTTGTTAAATAAGTTGAATAATGGTATATGATTTTTACTAAAAATGTCTTTATTGTTCTCATACTTTTTTTCCCATAGTTTTAAAGTCCTTAACATCAACAATCATATAAGGACCTTTGTTATACGCCACACTAATTGTTTTGCCAATAGGTAATTGTGTGGAGTAAACTCTTTTTTTAGTATCACCTACTATTCTATCACTTGTAGGAACTGATGGCCTACAATTGTAATTTGGCATATTATAACCTTCAAAAGAGTTGTAGTCGGAATCAATATTGACACCTAATGATCTACAATAATTATCGTAGTCTTCTCTCAACTTATTTAATTTTTCGCTTTTAGTTAACATTTAGTTATATTTTATATCTTCTTCTTTTTTCTTTTTCGGAGTATATACTTTTTCTTTTTTAGTCAAGTCATAATACTCATCTTCTTCTTCTGCTTTTTTCTCAGCGTATGTCATTTTAAAAACTCTCATGTATGTCGCATCTCTCGGATTAGGAGCAGACCAATCATCAATCAAATTCTGTAGTTGATCTGTTGTAAGATTAAGATTATTAAAGTTTTTCGGTACTTTGATCATATCTTCTTTAAGAGCTTTTAGATATTCGACTCTGTGAGTAAAAGTTTCTTTTTTCTTACTTTGATCTTTTACTGTTACGTCTTTAAACTCGTTGAATAGTTGTTCTTTAGTGTATAAGTAACTCATATATTATGTCCTTTTGTTAGTGTTAATAGTCTATATCCTATCAGAAAATGGTGTATTTGTCAACCCTTTAAAAAGCATTGATTTTACTTACTTTCCTGATTCTAAATCAATTTCTAGTTGTATTGATTCGTCTATATTTGACTGATTCGTAGCCCATTTGTCAAATTCATTAATCTCTTTTTGAAGTTTATCTCTGAAATTTTGTAAAGTAATTTTTGCCTCTACCACTTTCTTTTCAGTATCTTCTTTATTATTATAATTAATACTATTTAAATTGTCTAATGCTAATTCAATAATATCAATGGTTGCTATTGTTTCTATCATATAATTTTTACCAATATAATAACTTGAAGAACTAATATAACTACTGGAACAATTGTTCTAATCAATTCCATCGTATGGTTATATTCATCTAGTTTTCTTTCTAATTGATTTCTTTTATTTTTCATATTTTATTTTTTTTGTTAATTGTTAAAATATAATTGCCTAAATCAATCTGTTTTTTTTCATAATCAATATAAGCATTTTCAAATTTAGTAAAATCAATATTTTTATATTGTGTATTTTTCATTATTGTATCCCATATTGATTCAATAATTCTTACATCTTTTTGTATTTTATTTTTCATTTTCCTCCACATATCTGTTTATTTCTACATCACCGTTTTCTTCAGCAAACTCATCATCTGTATAAGTTACTTTACCAAGGTATTCTGTTTTATCAGATTCTGAATAGTTAGCGTCAATCATATAAGTTGATACACCTTCTTTTTCTTCTGTGATCTCAGCATTTATATTTGAGTGACTTATACCATTATTACCAAATTTAGTTTCAGCTTCATCTTTAGTATTTGCTAATACGTCTTGTTCTATCACCAATGTGTAATAAGTTTTCTTTCTGTATAGATTTTTACCTAAATCTTCTTTTACTATCATAACATCAGTGTCTTTATATTGTGTGTCCATAATATTCTCCTATTTGTTGTCTTCACTACTCATTAATAATACGATATAATGTATCGCCTTTAATAAATCTTTTCTATTCTTACCATCTTTTTTACCATATCTACAAAGATACTTAATGGCATTAGCCTGGCAGAAATCTTTATCAATATCTAATTGTCTTAACATATCTTGTACTTGAAAACCATCTTTGGTTGTACTATAATGTTGTCCGTAAGTTGATTCGATATATTTACCTATTTCTTTTACTATCTTGTCTTCACCGTATTTCATTAGTTTATCCTCTTATCATTATAACTTAATACTTTTCTTTTTGTTAATTTTTTATTAAAGTCTTTTCTTAAAGATTGTCTATCATACGATTGACCATAATCCATCCACAGTTTCTTGTCACCTTCAGCAGATTCAGGATATACATCTCCGTATGTTGTGTAATATTGTTTTTCATCTATAAGTTCCAGTTTAGATATATTCTGATAGTTGGTTGCTGTTTCTTTATAGTTCCAATCTATGTGTTTCAAAATCTTTAGTTTTGTCTTATCATTGAATTTCTTTTTAAACTTATTAGGTACATTTCTATATACCGTTTCATAAGAATAAAAGTATTCACCACCAACATCTGGATCCGAATACTCTCTCAAATAACATACATTAAATGTCTTACTCATTAAGCATTCTCCTGTTTTAAATCACTCTTTGAAATATTAGCTGATGTTAATTCCATATCGATTATCTCATCAACGTTTTCTGAATTAATACCTAACATTTGTTTATTCTCTGTATTCAAAATATCAACTTTAGCTGTATCATAATCAATCTGACCATCTTTTAGTTTGAATATAATTGAATCTACTTTTTGTTCGGCTGTATCTTCAGCCCATTGTTTTACTTTTGACATAGTGTTTCCTTTTTGTTAGTGTTTTTTTTCATAATATACATATATCCTATCATATTTGGACTAAAAGTCAAGCCATTAAATAAACTTTTTTGTTCTGGTTTTGTACTGGTTTTAGTCATTAATTAATAAGTCTTTTAAAGCGTTTGATCTACTAGGGTGTTTTAATTTTCTCATAGCTTTCGCTTCAATTTGTCTGATTCGTTCAGCGTCAACATAATCAGTTTTAACAATGTCTTTCATCAAACGAGAAGCGATTTTAAATTCTTTACTCTGGCCAATCATTTTTAAAGTATAGTTCATTGATCTCATTTTTAATACAACTATTTCTCTTGGGGTGAGTTGATTAAGTATATTATTAATATCAATAGTTTGTATCATTCTGTCTTCAAAGTTGTTATCTATTAAGTTTTCTTGTATCATAGTGTATTGTCCTTTATTAGTGTTAATCATTGGTATATAATATCATACCTGGCCTATAAGTCAAGCGTTAATTATCGTTGATTTTATTGAGTTTTTAGTAGAACGAAACCAGAACAAAAACCCCGAAGGGTGATTTTTGCTTTATTTCCAGTTATTTTTGACCCATTCCTGGTCTGATTCGTGTGGATTTGGTCTACCGTGGAACACACAAACTTTAGCATTTGGATCTTGTTCGTATGTCATTTTATCTATATGGTATTTTTCACCCTTACGATTTAACCATTTGTATGATTGTGTCCACGAATCAGGAAAGGATATTGTGTCTTCTTTGTCTTTTATTATTTGAGATATGATTTCTTGGTCACCATGACATTTGCTAAAATCACCTCTTTTTTTTATATACTCTTCCCATATGATACTATGATATTTGTTATTAAATCTCATTATACTAGAGTTAAACAAACCAGATGATGGATTAAAGTCATTCATACCTACAAAGTTCTTTGATTCTCCTATTGTGGCCATTTCATCTATGTTCTTCATAATTACCAAATCTAAATCCATATATAAAGTATCACCCTCTAGCTCACTTTGTGGACTAAAGAGTTGTAGTTTATTAAACCAACCTTCAAAGTCATGTCTTTTAAATTGTCTAAATTCTATATCTTTACCTTTAAACTCTTTTCGTTTATGTATGATTGTATTGTCTGTAAAACAAACAAATCTATAAGGTATGGTTAAGTTTTTTTCAACCATGTTATATAAGTTTCGTACATAAGACCATGGATCTGTAGGTGGCATAATATATTTGTCACCATAAAATACACAAGCAAAATTAAGCATATTGTTCCTTTAGTATATCACATGCTAAACCATCTTCTATTTCTTGTAAAGTAAATTGATTATTGGCTAATGTTCTTAGCCATATCGTCATATCTTCTCTAGGTTTCATAGTTCTATTTTCTATGTTTGCTGTATTACCTGATAAAGGATAACATACATTATTACTATGTGTAACCACTGGTACTTTATTTAACACAGCGTCAACTGCTGCCAAACTCATATTAGTTACTAGTGCGTGACAATCTTTTAGTTCATCTTTTATATCTGTTCCCCACCATTCGTTATTAGGTCTAGGCTTGTTTCTCATTCTAATAAGTCTATCCGTGTATATTCTTATTTCTTCACCACATTCTTTTATCCAATCTTCTTGTGACATTTGATTGTTATAAAAACAGACTGTTTGTGATGATGGTGCTAGTAGTATATGATTACATTCTCCCGTATTCCAACCTTTAAACTCTGCATCTATGCCTTGATGTAGCAAATAACTATGGCGTGATCCATCTTTTGGTGTACCACCTCGTATATGCATACCACCTTTAACTATTCTAAAATATGTTCTATCGTAATCGTTGATGATTGGGCTAGGGTATCTTGTAATCTGTTCTGTGATATAACCAACATCTACATACCACCATTCTTCATCTTTTGCTGATACTTCAACAATCTTTTCTGTTTGATTATCTCCTAATCCCCAAAAGAAATGGACAGGTTTATCACTTTCGGGCCAACCCTTTTTAAAGTGTGGCCATAATTGATGTGATAGACAATCTTTTCTACTTATCTGATGGTATACGTTCATAATAATATTGCTGTGCTATGTTCATTTTTTGTGGGCATAAACAATCTCGGATTTTATTGTGAATACTTTTTCATAGTTGATCTCCTCAAAGAATCTATCGATATCGACAGCATTTAGTCCTTGCTTATCTAATATTTTTTGTTTTACTTCTACGTGTATGTATGGCTTATCTCTATTGACTAGTTCTTTACCACCTTTTATAACTTCTATCTCATAACCTTCGGCGTCTATCTTTATATAATCTATCTTTGGTAATTCTAAATCATCTAATCTTTTTATTTCAATCTCCCTATTACCATCAAAAGAAACATAGGTGTTGCCTGTTTCTTTTGGCATATACATTACTTTTGTTTTCTTATTCTCTTGTCCTAGACCAAAGGGATATAAGATATAATTGTTTTTGGTAATATTGTTTAGTAAACATTCTCTTACTTCTTCAATAGGTTCAAAGGCATAAACCATCTTAAATTTATTTTGTAAATCTTTTAACCAAAATCCCACATGGGCACCTACATCTAAACAGTTATCAAACTTTATTCCTTGTTTATTTAAAAATTCTAATATACCATCTCTATGTACTTTTTGATATTCACCATTTGAAATCCATCTATCAAAATCTGTATCAGTATCAGGCAAATACCAACCTTTTACTTTTTTCATTTTCTTATTTCCTTAGGTGTGTTTTTTAGTTCTTTTTCTAAAACAACAACATTATCATAAAAAGTCATTGAGTTTGTATTTTGTGTAAACCTAACTTCTACATCTTTCCAGGGGTGTACTGCCGAGTTTTTAAGACGCATAGTTCTTTTGATATTCAATTCATCTATTTTATCTTTTAGATATGACATAAAGTTTACAGTTTTATTCTTGGAAGATTCCCAATAGTTTATTTCTAATATATTAATTGGTTGATCTCTATACTTTTCAAAATGCTTATCGTATATTTCTGGATAATGTGACCATTTTAAAATACCATTACCTATGTGTTCGTCAAATAACTGTTGAAAACTTTTCATATTTTAAACTCTCTAGGTATTTGATCTCCTTGTAATATTTCAACAGTTCTTTTAGTCAATATACTTTGCATTTCTTCACTAGAAAATTGACATAGTGTTAAATAAAATACGTGTTGTCTTATTTTTTCCGCATGTGGTAAATAAGGATTTTCTATATTTTTTAAATTAGTTTCACTTAAAAATTCACCAGCGTTAAGACCTAATACAATAGCAGGTATGCCTACTGTTACAGATTCTATTGAGGCGATACTATTAAAGGTAACTATACAATGATATTGACCAGTTGATAATTGATCTTGTAATGTAAAATGTACTCTTTCTGATCTGCCTAATTTTTCTCTAACTTCTATTTCTCTATCAGTAAGTTTTTTAAGTTTTTCTACTAGATTATCTGTATATTGTTTTGCATCAGCTCCAAAATGGTTAAATACTTTTTGACTTGGCGGTACAACCAATATCTTAGCACCTCTCGAAGTTTTTGTAGGTTTATATTTTTTATAATCACAACCCATTATTTCAGGAAACCGGTTGTTTATCATATGTTTAGACTTTGCATTACCTAGTCCATCTACTAATAATTTTTTTGTTTCATCAAATGATCGGTGATTTAATGTTTGTAGATTATTGTAAGCAACTCTATGCCACTGTTTTCTCGGACCATTACCAAAATAACCTGTATCGATATACATAAAGGGTATTTTTTTCTCTATACATTTGTTTATATGAGGTGATTTACCTAAACCTCTAAACACACAAGGTCTATCGTCATTTTCTAAATCAAGTTTTTCATCATTCATATAGATACCATTTGTACCCATTGACATATTAAGTATATAAGGATCTGCTCTATTTTTACCTCCTTCAAATCTTTCTTGTGCCTTATCACTTCCCCAATCAACACAACGCCATACCGTTTTATTATTAGTTTTCATTTATATTCTCCAAAAATTTATTAAAGTATATACCTGTTTCTATGTCACGTAAAGTCCAATGACTTTCTCCTAAAGACCATAAAAACTTTTCTCTATCTAAATTTATATTAGGTTCTTCAATTTTACTTAAATGACCAGCATTCATAGGTGCCAGATAACTTGATTGGTGAGTTACAAATAAAGGTTTACCTTCAATTACAGCAGGTGCTCCTGATGATGAGGTATATATTACAACGGCATAACTTTTTCTTACTTCTTCTAATAATTTTGGATAGTTACCATTAGGAGTGTGTATGTCAACATTTTTATTATTCTTTTTAAACTCATATAGTCTTTGTACATCTGCCTCAACTGTAGGATACCCTTGACCACCATGTAATCTAATTACAATAGGTCTTTTTGTAAATTGTCTTAACTCTTGTATTGTTTCTATGGCCCATTGAGCAGCATTCTTACCAAAGGCTGAATAACCACCACTACCTCTATTACAACAGATATAAATTTGTTCACCTGATTTATCATAATCTTTTACCTTTATGCTTAATCTTTCTTTCATAGTATTCCATCTATTAGATGATGGATTATTATTAAAATATTTTGCTTTGTCTGGATAAACATTACCATAAGCTATTCTAACATATGAATCTGTTGAGTGGTGTTTTTTTGTTTCATAAGAAACCAAAACGTTACTATCAAAGTAAAATATTTTACCAGGTGGTTCATATCTGTCTATTATGTTCTTTCTTAATTCTAAAGCAGGTCTATTATCCTTATCTATAACTCTTTGATAGTTGAAACAAAAGGCGTGTGTTCCTGTTGATACTTTATAGTCGGTAATTAGATTAGCTTGCCAATCTTGGTTATTTGTTTTGTTGACGCCTTGATAAAAGGACATCATTAAATCGTGTTTGAAACCTTTAGCTGTTGTTGTATTTTCATAAACATCTATTGTGTTCATTACATATCAACCTTTGTTGTATCTTTAAAGGTATCAAACCATTCTTCGGCATAATGACACTTCTTATAATTTTTAAAGTATGGTCCACCTTTTGTATAGTGTACATTGTTTACATCTTTTTTGTGTTCATATTCACCAACTAACCAATTCCATTCTAATGGTAAATCACCTATTAGTTTTTCATCATCTAACCATTTAAATTGATGTAATTGTAATCCTGAAGCTGTATTAACATAATCTGGTGTTAATGCTGTACACTTATCACAATTCATTAACATAAAACTAGACCAGTTTTTCTTTTGATATTTTGTTTGTTCTTGTCCTAAAAACTTTGTCTTTTCTTTTGGTACATAATCATGTTTAGCAACTTGTACAGCATATCTATCATCTCTTAATGCCCATAGTTTTGATATATCTGTCTTCATTAACATATCACAATCCATAAACAATGCCCAACCTGAATAGTCCATAAGTTTAGGTACAATAAATCTACTAAAAGAAAACTCCGTTGATTCTATTTTACCTCGTTCTCTACTAAATTCGTATTTTATATTTGGTAGGTATAATGGTGTTATGGACACAGGTCTTGTTGATTGTCTTAATATACTTTGTGATAAGACGTGGTAAGCAATCTTTTCTTTACTATCAAAACCTATAAAAATCTTTATCATAATTTTATCTCTGGACTTTTTCCTACCAGTTTTCTCTTGCCTTTTGTATGATCATAGACAGTTCCCAATATTGATCTTGCTTGTACATGACCACCTTTGTTGTCACCAATATTATTATTCTTTACTTTTAATTCACTTTCAAAAACTTTTCTCACATAGTCCCAAACATAACTATCATGGTATTCGCTTAAACTATATATCTCATTAAAATCATACATCTTTTTCATGTAACGAGCATAGTTTCTTATTTGATCGTGTTTCATATTAAAATATAAAAAACCACACTCACTATAATTACTACCACGACCAAGATATGACATCATACAATCGTCTTTATGAATATGTTTTTTAATCCAATCTACATCTATTGATTTATAGAATACACTATCAGCGTCTATACAAATTAAACCATCTACATCACTTGAAGCATTTTCTATTGCATGTGTATAAGCATAAACTTTATAAGAAAATCTTACACCATCTTTTTTAAATGATTCAACTTCTCTATCTTTATTTCTTTCTATGAATTTTTTGAGATCAGGTATCTTATCAAACATATCAACATCTTCGTTATAGACCAATAAGTCAAATGGCCAGTTATATGTTTTCTCAAATCTATGAGCATATTCTTTATGTAACTTATTGTTCCAACTAGTGATTGTTTGAATTTTCATAACCAACTTTTGCTATATAATAACTATCAACAATATCTGATATAGGGTTACCAACCTTTACTGTATCAAATACTTTTTTTAAGTCCGTCTTTGTTTCTTTAGAAAAGAATTCATACATCATATCCTTATCAGCATTACCTTTTCCAGTGGCACCTTTTTTTACTACACTAGGAACAACAGTATCGTAATGTATATTAAACTCTTGTAATCTATACTTTAGAATACCACAGTTCTCTGCTATCTGGAATATACCTTGTCCTTTTGATCCAAAGGAATATCCCTCTATGTAAACTAACTGCTCTGTGTGTATGGTGTCCTCTATTAGTTCATATACCCAATCTGATATTTGACTAAATCGTTTAATAGGTGTATCGTATTCTTTGTGTTCCGTACCTATAATATTTTTGGCCATAGGACCAATATACTTTTTCTTATTCGTTAAATAAAAAAACTTACTGTTTTCAAATATAAAATCTGTTGTAATACAAATGGCAGGACTATTTAAACTATAATCAATTCCAATTATCGTCTTCGGATTCGTTTGTCCAGATTGATTCTTCACCGTCATCTTCAATTTCCTCTACTTCACGTCCACAAAATGGACAAGTTAATGGCTCAAGGTCTTGTACCTCAATATCCCATTCTACTGTATATTTAGTTTCACAACTGGAGCAAGTTTTTAGTCTTTTTTCAATCATTATAGTTTAAAGGATTTAAATTGATCTTTCTTAACGTCTTGTTTAATACCACCAATAACATAAGACTCAATCTCTGTTTCCTGTGGAGCATTTTGTGTTGATCTACTATTCAACCAATGGTCAACCCAAGGTAACGGATTTGTTTTTTGATTATATATAGGATTTAATTGTATAGCTTTCATTCTTCTATTTGCCATATACTCAACAAATTGGTGTAACAATTTTTCTGATAAACCAATCATTGAACCTTTTGAAAATAGATAGGTTGCCCAGCGTTTTTCTTCACCAACGGCCTCATCATACATTTTATAAACTTCTTTCTCTGTATCTTTAATAATCTTTAACATTTCTTTATCATTTTCATGGTCTTTCCAGTTATTAATAACTCTTTGTGACATTGCTAGATGTTGACTTTCATCTCTAGCAATAAATGATATAATCTTAGCAGAACCCTCTAGTTTCTTTAATTCACCAAAGGCAAAACTACAAGCAAACGATACATAAAATCTTAGGCCTTCTAATATGTTTACCGATACCATTGCTAGATATAAACTTTTCTTTAGTTCATACATATCAACTTTATCTGGTGTTAATGTCCATTGATAACCTAATTTAATTAAATCATCATAGGTTTTTGTAACTGAATTTGCTCTTTTTTCAATCTTTTCATCTTGTATAATCGTATCAAATACTAATCCTGGATCTGAATATAGATTTTTAATAATGTAAGTATAACTTCTACTATGAATAGTTTCCATAAAGTCCCATGCTACAATGGCACCTTCTAATTCTGGTAATGATACAAAAGGTAAAAATGCTAAACACGGACCTCTACCTTGTACACTATCTAACATTGTTTGATACTTTAGATTAGATGTAAAAATAAACTTTTGTTCATCACTCAAATCAAGGTAATCATTTCTATCTTTTTGTAAAGATACTTCTTCAGGTCTCCAAAAGTAACCTAACTGTTGTTGTGTTAACTTATCAAATATAGGATACTTCATTGTGTCATATCTTTGTATTTGTAAATCTTCACCAAAAAACATTGGTTGTTTTGTAAAATCTACCGTTTTACTTTTATTTAATACTGATTTTGTCATTATTTGTAGTCCTTGTCCTCATCTTCGTTTCTTTTTTCATCTTTGTAAAAGTAGTCCTTACTATCACCAAATGCCCATTTTTCTTCCTGTTCACTGAAAAAGTATCTACTAGAAACCTGAAAGTCAGGTATCTTTAACTCTTTCGGCGTTAGTGATTGTTCAAACCATAACATTCTATTGTTAGGCTGGGCAAAGAATTGTCCGTTATCTAGTTTACCAAAGTTATGTTGTTTATGTTCACTTGGTACTTCAGCAACTGTTGTATTTATAATATTTGAATCACTATGGCAAGCGTCAATTGTGAACAGATATTCACCTTTCATCTTCTTACCACCTTTTAACAGTATCTTTACATCACAATTTTTTAACAATCTTTTTGACCAAACTTGTATGTCATATGAAAAAGAATCCCATAAACACAATTCACCAAGTTTTAGTTGTTCTTCTTCTTTTATATCCGTTCTCCATGTAAAAGCACACAAAGGAAACTTATCAAAACAAGCACCATAATCTGGTAGATATGCCTCAAAATATAAGGCACGACCTTGTATTGATTTTACAGATATTAACACTGCTTCAACAAATTCTCCATGACCTTTTTCTAAATCATGTAAGTATTCTTTTTTAATAAAGACTTTTGTATAAGGTAAGTTTGCTACGAAGTTCATTATATTGTACAGCTTTCACAATCTTCCTCGTCTATTTGTGGCTTATCTTCAGGTACATTATCGTGGAAACCAACAGGATGCGCCGGTTCGTCTATATCTTTCTTAGCGTCATATGTATTCTGATAATATGATGTTTTCCAACCTAACCTGTATGTCGTTAAAAGGTCGTGTGCCATTACAGATACAGGTACCTGATTGTCTTCGTAGTTCTCTGGATTATATGACCAGTTACCTGATATAGACTGATCAAAATACTTTTGCATTACAGCCACTACATTTATATATCCCTCATTTGATTTCATATCCCATAATAAAGTATAATTACTTTTTAGTTTTTTGTAATCAGGTACCACTTGTTTTAATGGACCTTTTTTACTTTTCTTAATACTTAAATAATCTCTAGGTGGTTCAATACCGTTAGTAGCATTTGAAACCACACTAGAGGATTCAGATGGCATTTGAGCCGAAAGGGTGCTATGTCGTAGACCTGACTCTTTTATTTCTTTCCTTAAACTCTCCCAATCATAAGTTAGATTTCTGGTTACAACCTCGTCTACCTCTTTCTTGTAAGTGTCTATTGGTAAGATACCATCAGAATATTTTGTTCTATTAAAAAATTCACAAGGACCTTTTTCTTTAGCAAGTGTGTTGCTTGCTTTTAAAAGATAATATTGAAACGCCTCTGTTAATTTATCAACTTGACGCCATGCTAATTTTTGGTCATATGTGTAACCTTTTTTTGCTAGATAATGAGCAAGGCCAATATAACCTATACCCAAACTTCTTCTTGCTTTTGTAGATACTTCGGCAGCCTTAACGGGATATTGTTGATGATCTATAATTTCATCTAAACTTCTTACTGCTAAATCACACAAAGGTTCTAATTCATCTCTCTTATCTATTGTACCTACATTGATGGCAGATAGAATACACAAGGCAATCTCTCCTTCTCCGTCTATATGGTCGATAGGGTCAGTAGGTAATGTAATCTCCTGACAAAGATTTGACATTCTAATTAGGTCTTTAAATGATGAGTGAGAATTACAGTGATCTATATTCATAATATAAATCCTACCTGTTTCTGCTCTTTCTTTTAAAATACTACCAAATAAAACTTGAGCATTAATTTTCTTTTTCTTAACACTAGTTTTTCTTTCAGCCTTTTCATAAAGTTCATCAAACTCAGGTGTACCCCATGCCTCATATAATTCAGGCACTTCATGTGGTGAGAACAAAGTTATATCTTCTTCTTTTATAAATCTCTCATAGAATATTTTTGATAATTGAATTGAGTAATCTAATTTTCTAACTCTATTATCCTCTGTACCTTTATTATTCTTTAGTACAATGATGTCTTCTATTTCTTGGTGCCAAATAGGAAAGTGAACAGTAGCCGAACCGCCCCGTACTCCGTTTTGAGTACAGCACTTAACTGTTGCCTCAAATTTCTTAAGGAATGGAATAACGCCGGTGTGTTGTACTTCACCGCCTCGTATCCTCGCATTGATACCTCGTATTCTACCAGCATTAATACCAATGCCAGCCCTTTGTGCAACATAACGTCCAACAGCCATATCACTAGAAAAAATACTGTCCAAAGTATCATCAACATCAACCAGAACACAACTAGCATACTGTTTGAGAGGTGTTCTAACACCTGCCATAACCGGAGTTGGTATATTAATTTTGAATTGTGAAATTGCGTCATAATATTTTTTAACATAAATCATCCTTTTTGTTTTTGGATATTGAGCAAATACAGTAGCAGCGATCATCATATACATAAACTGTGGTGTTTCAAATATATTACCATTTGATCTATCTTGTACTAGATACTTGTCAATGACTTGTCTTAAACCGGCATATGTAAAGGTATAATCTCTATCATGGTTAATCCAATTTTCCATTCTATCAAAATCTTTTTCGTCATACCAATTTAAAATATTTTCATCATATACTTTTATTTCTACACCTTTTTTTACATGTTCATAAATGTGAGGGTGATCCCAAAGTTTATTGATAACTGTTTTTCTCAATGAATATAATAACAATCTGGCTGCCACATATTGGTAGTTTGGATTGTCTAGTGAAATTAAATCAGCTGCTGACTTAATTAGAATCTGTTGTATATCATCTGTTGAAATACCATCAAAGAATTGTAGACCACTTGACATCTCTACCTGAGATGATGATACACCTTTTATATCTTCACAGGCATACTCAACCATTTCATGTATCTTTTCTATATTAAGGGGTTCTTTTCCTCTTACACCACGTTTAACTACATTTATTATTTGTTTTTCTACCATATGTTTCCCTTTTTATATTTTTTTCCAGTAATTGAGCTTCGTAAGAGCAGCTAACTTCGAGTAAGTGTTACTACTTATAATTTCTTTTAATTCTGTTTTTGATACACCTGACATGATCAAATCGTTTACATCTTTTAGTTGTATGTCATCTGGCCACACCACCACATTGTAATTCTGTTCTATCACTTTATACATTCTATTAACGATTTCTTTATTACGAGGTTCGTTGTCAAATATATATGTGATCTGATCGTTAGAAATTTTGTTTTTTAAAAATAAATCCGCTCCACCAGCCGCTAAGCAATTATCAACAAATAAACTATCAATAGGACCTTCAACAATATGAATATGGTCAGCAAAATTGATTCGCTCAAGTCCATATACCTTTTGTTTACTCTCGTCTAGTTTAATTGTTAAGTATTTTGGTTGTTCATTACCAAAGGCACGACCTTGAAAAGCAAAGACTTCTCCGGCTGTGTCAAAAAAGGGTATAACTAATCTTGGTTGATCTCTAGTAACTCTGTAAGTATTAGGTTTTACTTCGTTAACTAGAGTCATAAACTTTTCAGCAAGATACAATTTGTCAAAATACTTTTCAGGTATCTTTCTGTTTTCACAATATAATCTAGCGGGGTGGTCTGGCGTTAGACCACTGATCCTTTTCAACTTATCTAGTAGAGTTGTATCTTTAAACTTTACAGGTTCAAATTCAAACTCTGGTTTCGGTGTCGCTGGTGCCGATTTCTTATATCTTTCTAAAAGGTATTGTTCATACATTTTAGGATCAATCATTTTTATAAAATTAGCCAAACTTTGGCCTTGTCCACAATTATGACATTTGAAGAACATATCATTTTTAACTCTATAAAAATATGCTCTTGCCTTTGTCTTGGACTTTTGTGAGTCTCCACAATGAGGACATCTAAAGTTGAATAGGTAATCAGTTTTCTTCTTAAACTGACCTAATCTACTTGAAATGTTTGTAATAAATTTTAGGTCTATATAACTTGACATAACAGACTATAATATAACACAATTGTATCAAAAAGTCAAGTCTAGGATTGAACCATGGACATAATATAGATGAAGTTTTTGGATAATACCCATCCAATAACAATAGAACCACCTAGTATTAACCATCTCCATTTTTCTAATACACCCACTCTGCCACTAATTTCGTTTCTCATTGATTTTAGTTCACATAGTAGCCGTTTTTCAGACAGTTCAATATCCGCTTTCAATTCTTTGTGAATATTATCTATCTCATTTTGTCTATCCTTAAGCTTGTCAAAAATAACATCATCTATCGATTCACTTCTTTGGAGTTTTTCTTCATGTACAGCTAACATAGATTTAATAGCAGTAGAAACATCAGTCAGTTTATCAATCGCCGTATCTAAACGACCTTGAATACCGTTAACGCTCTCTATGTCTTTTCGTAAAGATTCTAATTGAACCTTTATATCTGTGTGTACGTTTTCTACCATGTCGTCCTATTTAGTTGGTTAGTATAAGTTTGTTTCCCTAGTGGGTGTACGCCGATATAACGTCTTTATACTATTTTAACTTATCAATAACCTATGTTATATTTATTTTTATGCTGACCTTAACATTGACCTGAGTTCTTCAAGTCTTCTCATTTTATATAGTTTTATCAATGTTTTTCTTCTTCTTCGTTCTTTTTGTTTCTTTATTACTATCCAATGTAAATTCAGTAAATATAATTTAAGTTTCTTTTTGTCTCTTATTATTTTCGTTAGTGTCTTTCTTAACTTCTTTTGTTGAAGTAGTGTCATAACCCTCCGTCTATGTTTATTGAAACGTAAAAATCTTAATTAGTTCTTCCTTTCCTTTAACCTTAATAGTACCAATACTCTTTGTCTTAAATGTATCTGGTAATTGATCTTGTGTATAAGATGACCATATAGTCTTATTATTTATATGTTCATGTCTTCCAGCAGTGGCTTCTAATCTTGCCGCTAAATTAACAGCGTCACCCACAACTGAATAGTCGAGTCTTGTTTTAGAACCCATATTACCAACAATTGCTATTCCTGTATTTACACCTGTTCCAACATTGATGTCTGGTAATCCACGTTCTTTGTAAATTACTTTTAATTCTTTAACTTTTTCTTCTATCTCTTTAGCAGACTTAACAGCCATCTCGGCGTGGTTTTTCATATCTAAAGGCGCACCAAATATTCCCATCACACAATCTCCCATAAACTTATCTATCATTCCACCGTTCTTTAATATTATTATACTGACCTCGTTTAGAAATTCATTTATCAATTCTACTAATCCCTCTGGATCGTCTTTGTTTTTATAGTGTTCAGAAATTGGTGTAAACCCTACAATGTCCATGAATATAAAAGACATCTCTTTTCTAACACCACCAAGTTTTAATTTTTCAGGATTCTTTACAAGTATAGCAACTTGTCTTGGATCCAAATACTTCTCAAACTGTTTTCGTATTTGTTGTTTTAGTTGAAACTCTAAAATAAATCTGTTAAATACAGAATGAAATCCTACAATTGTTAAGGTAATAATAATCCAACTTGCATCTACTAACATCAAATGTTTTGTAAAGAAGTAATGACTTAACCATACTGCTATAACATACCAAGATATAAGTTTTAAACCTATTAACCAATACGGAGCAAATCTAGCCATTAATATGATAACACAACCTAATAAAAAGGCAACAGCTAATTCTGATATAAAACTAATATCAACTCTTGTTATATTCTTACCATCTAATACAGTTGATAATGTTGAGGCAGTTATCTCATACATATATCTTTCACCTAAAGGAGTTGCCACTATTGAATTTAAACCCTCTGCTGTGGTAGTTATGATAACAGTCTTACCTTTAAACTTGCCAACTTGGTCTAAATCTGCTAGACTGATAGTATCATATTCTTTGTTCCATCTTAACCATATACGGCCATTTGAATCAGTCTTTATTGTAGAGAAACCAGGTACTCTCATAGCGATAATACCACCTTCTCCTGCCTTCACCTGATAGCTTGGAGCGCCTGTAGAAACTCTTATGACCTCTATTGCCATCGCTGGATAGGTGTCGTTTCCAATCTTCATAATCAATGGTATTCTTCTTACAACACCGTCAACTTCAGGTACAGTATTTACAACACCAACACCGCTTGCCTTTTCACCTAACAATGGTATAGGTCCTAACATACCTGGCCATTCAAACATATAGGCCATAGGATCATTAATCTTAGCAATACCTCTAGGTACGGCATTCTTATTTGTTTGTGTTGTTCCTACTTGTGATATGACCACTCCATATTGTAATACCTCTGCTAATTCATTATCACCACCTAATCTATCTTCTTCACTAAACAATATAGGTATTACTATGATACCAACTTCTGCTTCTCGTAGTTTTATAATGACATCAGCAAGTACATCTCTCTTCCAAGGCCACTGGCCGTACTTCTCTATTGCCTTTTCGTCAATTGTAATAACACCTATGTCTTGTGATAGTTCTTTCTTTTCTGATTGAAGAAGTAAATCAAAACCTTTAAGTCTTAATATCTCTTTGACTTGTGGGTCTTTTAAACCTATGTAAGTAATAACAAATAAAGTTAGAAAAGCAATTGTCCAATGTGTTAGTATCTTTTTCATTAACTGACTAAAATAGCAAATAGAAAAAGTATTACTAATAATAGTAAAGTATATCTGTTTGGTGCCATTTTAATTATCTCCATTTACTTAATATCTATAAATTTAATTCTGTGTTACTGTTGCTGAGCAACTAGCAGATACACAGTTTTGTTCCAAATAGTAGTTTTGATCTGTGCTACTATCTTGTGTTAATGTTATTGATGTATTGTTTCCACTCAAATTAATGTGGGCGTCATGGCTACCTGATCCGTCTTGTGTTATGTCTAGTGTATGACTATCAGTTAGTATTATATTTAGGTAGTGATCGCCTGTACCTTTTTGGTCTACTTGAACATTATTACTACTATCCACATCTAAAAATAGTATCTTATCACCAGTTTCTTTTTGGTCTATTGTTAATGAATTACTATTACCATTTACTTCAACTCTAGCAAAGTGTTCTCCACTATTACTTAAATGTAATTGTTCTAAATCTAAAGTATTTGAAGCACCTGTTATTTCAACTATAGCTCTTTGTCCTGTGTCTTGCCATATATCTACATCATTTGAATTGCCATTTACGTCAATACCTAAAACGTTATTGTTATTCTTTTGTGTAAGTGTTATCTCATTGTTATCACCTTGTATAGAACCAGCATTTGTCAGATCAGAACCTATGATTAAATTATTGTCACCGTCTTGTACAATATCTAAATCTATACCACTACCACTTTGAGATATATAAATGGCATTACCATTTTGAGTTTTTGCTTTTGCTGTGTTTATTTCTGTTTGTTGTGATGATGATATGGCAGCTGAAGGTGTGGGTTCTGTGGTTGAATATGCCGAGCTGGGCACCAATGCCACTGAGCCTGTCTGGTCCCAATATAATTTGAAAGAGGCACCGCCACCGTTCTCATACCACCAAGCATCTATGTAATAAGTTTGACCACCTGTGAGTGTTTGGTCCGTGGAAACATAATTCCAAGTTGCACCTCCCTGTTCATTCCAATCATTGATGACCACAGTGCCGTCTATCTTCATGTAAACGCCGTCATCAGCATACAGATAGAATTGTATGTCCTGTGAACCTGTGTCTGGTATGGTGATGTAGCCATAGAAGTTAACGATTACTCGGTCAACCCTGCCTGAGTCTAAAATATATCCACCGCTCCAATTGTAATTCAACTGACTCACTGTGCCTGTGCTCAACACTGTGCCGTAATACAAAGTACCACCGTTGCCTGGGAAACTTGGATAGGCACCTGTGCCGGCGTAGGTCTTGTATGTTAAATCTGCTTTTACTTTATCTACAATAGAAAAAAACACCATCCATACGAACAACCAGATTGTAAACCATTTCATAAATTTATACATTATTGATTCTGATTTATTCTAATTTGATTTTGACCACCATCACCTAATTCATAATCTATAATTTCTGTATCGCCTTGTCTTACGTTTATAGTATAACTGTTTTCCATATCAAGTCTTAATACTATATTGTTTTGAGCAGCGTCAAGTCTAGTCCAAACCCATTGAGGATCCTCTAGTAAAAGTATAACACCAAACTCATCTTTACCTGCTTTCTTTGTGTCTTTATTTTTATCAAACTCACTTCTCATTTGTAAAGCAAGTTGTTTGTTTAATTGATCTAAAATATCAACTAAAAAATCATTATCTAAAAAATCTATATCAAGTGCTGAAGCAAATTCATCTTCTTCAACTTCTAACATATCAACGTCTAAATCATCAAACTTTAAAAAGTCTAAATCTAAAGCACTTGCTGTTTCTTTAAACTTTTCATCTTCTATTTGATCTTTTAAGTTTTGTGGTTGACTAACAATCAGGAGATTATTAATCATATTTTCATCAAGGTCAAGTAATACAGGTTTTAAAGGTTTCGATTCTAACGTATCAACTTGTGTAGCTTGAAATGCTTGATTCATTATTACAAATCCTGCGTCTGTTTGTACTTCAATCTCACCAACATAACATTGACCGTTACCATTACAACTAGGTAGTAATATAATTGTTGATCCGCCTATTTCATTTACAGTCATAGCAAAATCAGTACCTCTAACAGCAATAGTAGCTGTTGGTGTAGTAATCTTTACATTCTGTGCTGAGTTTTTAGCGATTTGACCACTAGCATATCTAATTGTACCTAAGGAAGCTTTTAATGATAAAGAACCTGTGTTAGTGTTAGGGTCATAAACAAACTCATCTATAATAAGTTTACTGTGTTCGGTAATATCAACTCTAGTATCATCTATAAAAACAATACCAACTTTACCATTCCCGGTCTTAACAGTATCATAAGAAAAAATATCTAGTTCTTTCTTTACGGTTATACCTTTATCACCATCTTGCCTATCAATAACAGCACTACCTTTGTGTAGTGTTACTTCACCAATAGTAGCAAAACTATTTGTTGCTAAAGTCGTAAGGGTTAAAAGTATGAACCCAATTATAAAATTTGTAGCTCGCATAAATTATTAACCCCGAGTATAAAATTATTGTTATCATATTAATCCGTTTGGCTGATAGTAACCTCAGCGTTATCTCCGCTTGTTGTTAGGTCAATATAGTTATCATTAACACCTGATTGTATAATGTCAACATCAGCAATTGATCCTGTATGTGCGTGTATTAGTGTGTGACCAATACTATCCCCATTACCATCTATGTCAATTAAGTAATTGTTTGTATCTCCGTTAACTGTAATTGTTAATACAGCACTTGTACCATCAACAGTAGCAGCGATTACGTTACTGTCTGATCCTGAAGCTCCTGTTATATTAACAGTTGAACTAGCAGCGTCAGCTGTTTCTCCTATATCTAAATCTATATCACTTGATGAACCTGTCCAAGTAATATTGGCAGTTATAGTTCCACAAGAACTGTTACCATTTCCACTATCACAATTTAAGTCAACATCATTTGAATCACCAGTTAAACTAATAACACCTGTGTATGTAGCACCATTGATCTGGTATTTAATAACGTTTGAACCTCCAACTTGGTCTATATTCAATATAGTTGTAGCACCTGTTGAAGCTGATGCTGTAGTTGAGTTACCTACTGTGTTGTTAGATCCGTCTTGTGTTATATCTAAATCAAGGTTAGCGCCTGATTGAGTAACGTATATGTCGTTAGCATATGACAAAGTAGTCATCATTAAGAACATAATAACACTAATTATTGTTTTCATTTTTTATGTATTCCTTTTTCTTTTTTATTTTCTTCTTTAAATTCCCAGTATCCTTTGTCTTTACCTTCGTAAATCAATTCAAGTACGGCAAATTCTATAGCAGTTCTAATAGCGTAGGTTACTGGTTCGTTAACGGCAACGCCACTTTCTAATTCTAAAGCTTTTGTATTCATATCTAAAAATGTAAATACATCACCACCTTTTGAATGACTAGCAATTGTTTTAGTCACATTTGTGGTTATTAATATCTCACCCGATTGTACAGAAACAAGTCTTAATGATATTGTTACTTGGTCTACTCTATATTGCTCACTTAAACCAATTCCTAAAAATCTAGCGCCCATTCCTCCGGTCTGTATATTACTGTCGTACCCTACGATACCACCTTCTACAAGAAGTCCAGCGAACACTAACGGTTTTAATATATTACCTACTACTTGTTCACCATCATATTCTGTTCTTGTTGATCTAATTAGTTGTCTTTCTTTAATTAGATTACCTAATCCTTCTCTCTCTAATACTTGAAACCAATCTCCACCAGAGATACTTTTAAATGCGTCCACTACAAACATACTACTACCTTGTGTAACAGCAGTTGACAATTGAGAAAACTTTGTACTTGGTTTTCTTTGACCTGTCTGGTCTGTAAAGCTGTAAATAGCAATTGTAATCTTAGGTTGACCATCTAAATCAGGTATAGCCATTAATCTATCTTTAGTAGTTGTACCTTCAATGTATGGCGTTTTACCTTTATATATTTCAATTTCTTTTCCGGTTTGACAACCTGATAATACAAGTCCTAGTAATAAGATTAGTAATATTTTCATTTTAAAATTTAAAGTCACCAATCGGAACTGCCATAGTTGTGGTTGTTCCATCATCAGCTGTAATTGTTAATGTAATGATTTCAGTTATAGTGTCTTTTACCCAATAGATTGTAGCTCCTTCAATCGTTGAAGTACCACTTGTGGGGCAAGTTGTTGTACTACTATCACAACTTGTACCAAACATATTGTCAACTAACTGTTTGGATAAGTTAGCATATATTCTACTCTCTACGTTGGCAATAAATTTGTTTACTGTCTTGTTCTTTTCATCTCTTTCAGCGGCCGAAGCTGCTGATTTCTCATCATCAATTACTTTTTGTTTTCTTTGTACTTCAAGTTGATTTATGGATAGCACATGGGACGAGTAACCATTACCACTAAAGGCAGGGTTTTTAAACTCCTGTGTCAATTCGGATGCTAGTATTGATGTAGTCGGTGTAATTAATGTAAGTCCCACTACTAACACCATTGTTTTAAATGATGTTTTCATACTACTATTTATAATTATTAGTCTTTGTTTTTGTATTTTTCTTGTTCTCGGAGAGTGAGAACTGTGTTTAATTTTGCCTTAATTCGTATAAGGTCATTGTCAAGTCTTCTTATTTTATCTAATAACTGTATTAGAGCTGATGAAGCTTCTTTTAACTTACTTGTAACTTCTTGTGTTATAAAATTATAGATGAACCAAATAAACCAACCCATAGCAATAGCGGCCAGTGTCGCAAAACCGTATTGATTAAGTATGTCTAATATTGGCATTAGTCTTTACGAGCATCATTTTTTCCATCAGACCTAGCAATTCTATCTAAATCAGGTTTAAGATGTAGAGCTGATGATATTAAAGTATCAATATGTATCAAGTCGTTATTCATTGTATCTATTCTGTTTTCTAAACCCATAATGATACCGTGTAAACCTTTTACTGAACCTACAACACCACCTAAAATATACTTTAGAATAATATAGATGAAGCCACCCATTGTAACAGCAGCTGCTACTGGTAATCCAAACTGTGTTAGTATTTCAAAAAACATTGTGTCTTATTTACTTCCACCAATGTAACCACCAATAACACCAATTAATCCTGTAACTGACATCTTCATTAATGTAATTACGCTTTCATCTACTGGTCTGTTTTCTTCTAGTGCTACCACATAGTCTCCTATGATGATAACTCCAAGAAGCAATAGTACACCGCTTGTTATTAATAAAATCACTATGTCTTTATAATTTCTAATCATTATTTTTCTCCTTTGGTTCGTAGTATTCTTTATACTTGTCTAGTAACTCATTTGTTATTGTTAATTGGTTTCTTATTTGAGCAAAGTTCTTTGATAATAGTTCAAAATCGTTATCGCTCAGGCCCCATAAAACCGGGTCTATGCCTTGTTCTTTTAGTTTTTTAAAAACTTCCTCAGCGTTCTCACTAGTGATAATAATCCATTTTATAGCTTCTAACTGTAATGGTGTAGGTTTTGATAAGTTAAGTTCTTGTCTTTTTACTTCTTCCTTAAATATACTTAACTTCTTAACACTAGAACAACCTGTTAGAATAAGTCCTAATAGAATAACTAATATGATGTTACGCATTTGCCCACCTTTGGTGAGTATGTAATCCATTTGCCCATCTTTTTTTCATTCTTTCACTTAGCATTTGTCTCCATTCTGGTGTTCTAAACGCCGAGTTATCTCTTGCGCCACTTGATAATTTATTACCTATCATATCAGGTCTTTTATTACCTTTGTTTGCTTTACTGATTTTCTTTTTTGACTCATCACTCATTTTTTTACCTAGTTTATATGCTCTGACTTTTTCTGCCATTCTTGCTCTTATCTCTGGTGTAAGGTCAGGTCTATTACCACCTTTTTTATTTGATTTTTGAACACCTTTGAGACCTTTATTCCAAGCAGGGTTTCCTTTGTTTTTTCCTTTGAGTGCTAAAGATAACTTTAATCTTGTTTCTGGACCTGGTACGTGACCATCTCCACCTTCAGTTTTATTTCTTAAAATACCTGTTCCCAAATCTTTACGGCCATACTTTGAGATTTCAGATTTCTCAAAATCGTGTGCTTGTTTTTCTGTAAGATTTACTTTTATTAATTTAATTCTATCTAATGACGGAATATATCTTCGTCTTTTATCGGTTGCCCTATTCGTCTGACCTTTACCAACATAATATGGTGTGCCATCTTTTCTTAACCAATGATATACATAAAATCTAGTAGTATTTAACATATATCTATTTATACAATAAGGAACATAGTAAAGATTAATAATTTATGAAATTTGGATTTGCTATCGCCGGGCATTCAGTATTGATCTCCGATTTCTTTGTAGCATTTTTTTCTATTTCGGTTAAAGGTGATCCGCTAGCAATTTCTATACATCTGTTAGCTTTTACAGTACCTTTGTTGATTAATCGTTCCACAACAGCAGGTTTTTCAAAGGCAAGTTTGCCAATGTCCCTATTGTTTTTGTTGAAACGTTTGTCTAAATCGTCCATATCTTTTTTAAGATTGCCGACTAGCTCATTCATTTTCTTATTAGCTTCTAAAATTTCTGTAAAATCTTTTTGTTGATTTTCTATAAGTTGTTTTTGAGTTGAAACTGCTTGTTCCAATTGTACTTGATTTGCTTTTAGAATAGCATTATCTGATCTTAACTTCATCACATAAACACTAGCGCCTATTACAGCGCTAGCGATAATCCCAATAAAAAGTAATCTAATTCCACCAAACATAATTTATCCTTTTTTATTTATTCCAAAACTTTAATTTTGAATATGATTTTTCAAGTATTTCTTGTATGTCTTCAAACTTCTCATTGACATACCAACCTAATATAAAACCTAGTAATAAACCTATTGTTAAAAACATATTAGTCTCCTATTTTATTTTAGCGTTTATTTTTCTATGACCTCTCCAAGCAACAAAACCACCAGCTCTTAATGACCAGTATGCTAGATAATTCATAAAATAAAATCCATTTACTTCTATATTAATATCTCTAAAGATTTGATCTGCTTTCTTTTGATCTACAAGTAGAAGTGAACCTTTTTTAGTTGACGGCTTACAAGCTGTGTACTTGTACATATAATCGTGGACTAATCCACCCATTAATAAAACTCCCACTGGTGAGAAAAATGTTCTCATAAATTTAGGTATACTAGCACCATCAAATTGAAAGCCTGCTGGTATTACATATTCGTTACCGTTCATATTATATTTCCAATCTGCTACTAATTCCCAATTTCTAGTTGATAGTAACCACATAACTATACCCTTCCAAAAACCTTTACCTTTTGTTTTAATTGGTATGGGTTTAAGATGAGGCATACCTGTGTAGGTAAATTTCATATTACTTTTCTTTTTATCTAACAAGTTAATCAGATAACCAATAATCACTAATACGATTAGAAGTGACCACTGCCAAAATTTCATTGCTAATGCTATTAATAGTTCCATTTTAGTCCTTTATTATTTTTTTATCAACCATATGTTTATATAAAGCTGATTCTTTTATCTTATTAATATCCTCTTTAACAGGATCTAAACCTAATTCTTTTCTAACTTTGTTTAATTGTATTTTGATTTCTTTTTGTTTTTGAGAACCTGGCATAATTGACATAGCCTTTCTCGTCAACTTATACATCTCTGCCTTTTTCTTTTCAGTATTTGCTGTTAAGAATGGTTTAATTGTACCAAGTCCGTGTGAAGTAGAGTTAGCATTTAAACCAACACCTCTACTGTCTTTACCACCTTGTCCTTTTGGTGGTATATCACCTAAACTAGCCATAGGAGTTATGTTATCAACGTAACCTATTCTATATCCACCCATATACTCTTTTAAAGTTTTAACCATTATATTTGTCCTTAAAAGTTTTGTATTCAGGTTTTTCTTCTATTACAATTTCAGTTTTTCCATAAATTTGTTCATCAATTTTTGTATCAACTTTATCAAGGCCATCTAATATTTGTTTTAGTAGAATACTATTGTTGTCGTTATTCTCTTTGACCATATTACCGATCTTTTTAGATATCTGTTGTTGTTCATCACCTTGTTCTTTTTTTCTTTTCATCATTTTAGGTGAGTGAGATACGGCAGCGTTAGGAGCCATATCAACTCCACCACCTGCTATTGAATTTACAGGAGCGTCTTCTTCCATTCTATTAACAATGTCTTGTGCTAACTCTTTAAAGCTTTTCATATTCATCCTCCGAATAATAG